AACAGTAATTTGTGCAGACGTAACAAACTCTTGTTTTATATCTGCAAAGGCAGCAGATGGAAAAAATAAAAGCAATGCAAATAGTTTTTTCATTTAATTCCTACATTAGTGTCTTTGTTGTCCACTATCTTAGCAGCGTTTGTAGGTTTCTTTTTGTTAACGGAGATACCATAACTGCCTAAAACCCCACTGGTCAAGCCGGCTAAAAACGCACCATCATTACGAATCTTGTCCATATATCCGAGAGTCATCATTGCCAAAGACCAGCAAAGAATCATAAATCGAACAGCATGGCCAAAGATTTCGCCCCAATCAGTACCTTCTTTTTCTTCTTGTTCTTCTGTCATAAAATACTACCCAGAATGAAGACAGGATGACCACCGCTTTAGGGTAGTATGTGCCAAATGTAGCAAATACTGGTATGTTTGGAAAGTAACACAATAAATCATGATTAAAATTTTAAAACCAATCTTAATGACATTTCTTACAACAACAACTGTAAAACGTCTTGTTGTGGATCTATTAAGAGCAATTTGTAAACAAACAACAAACACTCTTGATGATAGGGCTGTTGATATTCTTGAAAAACAATTATTCCCAAGTAAATGAACGTCAAAAAATTTCTCAACATAGAGATAGAGGAAGCACCACCAGAGTTGCAGTTATCTGTTGAAATGCGTTGCCGAGAAATTATGCAGAGTGAAGATTATGACAATATAAAAAGATACTGTACACATTTAGTAAGACACCAAATGCATCAAGATGTTTTTCTTGCATCATTACTTGGTAGATTAGTTGAACTTGAAGCAAATCTTGTAGTAAAAGAAGTAAGAAAAAAACCTAATATGTTTACTAAAATTAGAAAAAAATTATTTAAGTAATTTGATAAAGTCTTTGTTTTTCAATAACTTTTTTCATTGACCAATATCTTATTAACGTTTCAAGTTCATTTATACGTTTTTTGGCGGCGATAATTTTATCTTTTGTTTGCATAACTATGAGTCGTATTTATCTATGTAAGCTTGTATTTCTTTATCTGAAAAGTCCTTTACAAGTTTTTTCTTGGTTTCATCAACTTGAAAATTAAATTTTAAAATTGCTGTTCGTATGTGTTCAGCAACCCAACGACCTTGTTCTGTTACAACTTGTGCTTTACCTCTTTCGTTAATAAAAACATAATGGTCATAACCTTTTAAGGTATCGTCAAGCAACTCTCTTTCTAAGTTTGCCAAACGCATTTCTTTTAGTTTTCTAAGCTTGTGTGAATCACTCATTGTCGCCTCCTTTCTGGTTTACTTTGTCGTGTTGCTTTACATTGTTTTTTTTGTTTAGGGCAATTTGCACTTCTTGGTTTTTTAGAAGTTAGATGCCAACCATTACCCTTTGGACAAGCATATGCGTATGTATGACCTTTACCAAGTCTAAACATATCTGCTGATACTGTTTTGGCATCTTTTTCATTTCGGTAACTGATCTTCTGACATTTCCAGCAGTGGTTTTGTACGATAAATCCCTTATCATCAATGTACTGTTGTAAGTCTTTTAAATCAATCCTTTTTCCCATGGGCGCCTTCTTTAAAATCTTTTACAAATACTTTTTTTATTTGGTTCCAGTTGGCCTTTATCAAGTTGTTTGAAAAGTTATTACCAGAGATTGTTTCGCAATCTTTTTCAGAAAATTCATAATTTAAGAAAAAGTTATCCCAATCAATAAAAATAGCTTTATTTGCTACTGCATTGGCGTATTCAGTAGCATTATCTATGCTTTCAAAGTCATAACAACGCAATATGCTTACATACAAAATTTCTGTATTCTTTGCATATTGAATAGTTACGCATTTAAACTTTGCACCATCAAAGGTACGTTTTACTGTCTTGCCCATTAAGTCGGCATAGTCAACTACAAGCTTCTTACGATTTTTCTTGAACATCTAACTGTTTTTCGATTTCGTGTCTTTCATCAAACAGAGCATGAATCTGTTTTGATATTTTTCTTTGTATAAGAGGATTGTCCTCTTTAAATCTTTGTTCTGTAAGTTGTTTAAGTTGTTTATCTATGTTGTAATATCTCAACTCAAGAAACTGTTGTTGATCTGATGCAACAAAGTCGGGATTAGGCTTTGTTTTACTTGCTTCAATAGTTACATCTATTGTTATGTGTTTACAAGCTTTTGGTTGTGTTACCGCTTGTTGTACTGTTATTGGAAAAGGACAAAGTTTTATCCAATCCTCAAGTGCTTTGTTTGTAAAATCTAGTCGCATTCTGGACATTCAAAGTGTAAAGGTTGTTCATTTACCATTGCTGATAAAACCAGCAAGGCCATTTTTGTTGGGGGTTGTTCGTTTGTAAAAGGTAAGATTTTTTCATTTGGCAAGTGCAAACCTTGATTAGAAACAATCAAAGCATTTTCTGCTTGGCAACATTCTTTATGGCTTTTATCTAATTGTGAAAAAAGAAGGCCATTTCCATATTCTTTGTTTTTACAAGTATGTGGTCTAAAGTCAAACCAATCTAAATCAAAGCACTCAAGACCAAGTGCAAGGTGGTCTTGAAATACTTTTACGTTAGGCGGTAGTTTAGGATTTGAAATTTTGGGTACTGCTTTTGTCATAATTAAAAAGGTATTTGGTCGACCTCTGTTTCTTCTGTTTTTAATACAGATATTGAACCTGATACAAAAGGTGTACCGTTTTTAGATTCTTTATGCCAAGCACTAACTGGCACTTTGACAACTTTCTCACCAGCATAGTTATCCTCGCCTTCTTGGCCTGTAACCCATTCTGCAAATGCCATAGCATCTTGCAGTGTAAATTCTATGTTGCCACCTAAATCTGGTGATGCAGCAGTTTTTTTATTAGAGTTATTAAAAAGGACAAGACGCCCTGTAAAAAGGTTTTCGTAGGCCATAATTAAAAAGATTTAATAGGAATAATTGAGTTTGTTTCTTCCCAAGCAAGTACTTGTGGAAGTGGGTATCTGATAAGGGGAGAACCCAAAGCAGTTGCCTGTCGTGGTACTGAATACCACTGTGGACCTTCTGCTTTACCTCGCCTTGTACTTGTTCGCCACTTCTTTATGGTTCTTTGTGTAATACCATATCGTTCTGCGAGGTCTTTGGTTGATAGATAAGGCTGGTCTTGTTCCATTACTTAAGTACCTTTATCTTGTTAACAATAAGAGTTTCTAATTGCTCTTTTTGTGTAATAGTCAGTTTACCTTGTGCAAATCGAGTTGCAATGTTTTTTTGATGATCTGTTAATTGTTCTTTGCTTTTTGCATTTAGTATTGCATTTTTCGCAAGACCAAAAGTTTTATCAGTATCAGATGTATTTGATATTTCTTTGACTTGCTCTCGCAAAGTCTCTATAACCTCGCCTTTATTTATGTTTTTTTCTTTAACATCATCTTCTTCTTCCATATTAAAGTCCATATCTGTTTCAAGACCAAGAATTAACTTAATGCTGTATCTTCTTTGATATGTAACTGCACCACCCCAGTTGTGTGTTTGATTTTTCTTAGGGTTGGCCATATCTCTTTCTGATAGAAATATTGGCAGTTCGCTTTTTATCATGCCACCACTTTTATGTATAAGTCTTGTGACTATGAGTGTTTCACCTGTAGGACTACAGCCAAAGCCTTGAGAAATACAAAGACCATTCTTAAGAAGAACAGGTGTTACCAAAGAAAGCATTTGTTCCAAAGGCAAATAGCTATAGCCAAAAGAACCTACACCAACTTGTTTGGTCTTACCCATTGATGGAAATTCTGCTTGTGCTTTTTGTAAAGCTGCTGCAACCGCAGCGTCTGGGTTTGTTTCTGTCATTGTTTTAGTTTGTTTTGTATGCCCAACTTGGTAGGCTAAGTGTTTGGATTTCTTCTGCATAACCATGCCAATAGGCATCTGTATGACATTTAGAAATAAGTTTGAGGGCTGCTTGTCTAAGACGTTTGCCCTCGGCAAGCGCATCTTCGTCTAACTCGGTAATGCTTATGGCATATGGGTAGACTTTTTCAACTGCTATGAATACAAATCGCTTTGCACCAATTACTTCTAAGTAATGAGCAGCTTGCAAGTGATAAAGGTAATTGGCTATTGACTTGATGAATTTGTCTGGGTGGCTGTTACCCTCGCCAGTTGTTTTTAAGTCAATAATTGTATCGCTTTTTAGATGGTGAAAGTCGCATCTTGCTTTACAAGTAAGACCAGTTTCCTTATCTTCCTTCCAAAAGCTTTGTTCTGCTAGGCCATCAGAGAGAAGTTTTTTTGCTATCGGGTGTGACCAAATAGCATTGGCAACACTAGATGCAAGATCGTATTCTTGGCTTGTTATAGGTTCTATACCTTTGGCTGCCATCTCCTCTGCTTGCACCTTACCAGCTTTGGTTGATCTGCTAAGACAAACACCATAAGCTTTTTTTGCTCTGTCTGGTTCTAAGGTAAATGCGTGGCAAAGTTCGCCAACTCTAAATGCTTTTTTTACTGCTGGTTCGTGTTCAAGCTTTACTTTTTCATACTTGGTTTGGTAAAAGACTTGCGGACAAGTGCTTGTAATAAGCTTCAGATCACTAGCAGAATACGCAGGGTCATCATGGTATTGCTGTGCTGGTATATAACCAGCTTCAATTTTTTGCATTGAGTTTGTCCTCTAGGTTTGCGATACGAAGTTCAAGCATGGTAATTTTTTCTGCTTGCTTAACGATAAAGTCTTTGATGATGTTAGTTTTTTCATCTAAGGCATTACAAGTAACACCTGTCTTTTCGCCTAGCTCTTGTACTATGTTTGTAAGTTCTATACAACCTCGTACAATTTCAAGCTTGTTGACTTGTTGTTTTTGTTCTTGCTCTCGTAAAGTTTCGAGAACCTTTTGCATATCTCTTACCACTTGGTCACCTCTTGGCAAGCTAGTTCTACACCAGCACGACAATCTGCTTTGGTCATGTCT